GAAGGAATTTGTCGACAATTTATGTAAAGAATATGAAGGCACTGTCTTTTATGACAGGCTTATCTTAGGCCTTTGGAAAAATGCAGAAGGAATTATCTATAAACAATTTTGTGATAATCCAAGTTTATATATAAAAGACGAGGCGGTTGATGAATATGGAAATGATTTAAATTTCTTGATTGTTAGCATAGGAATAGACTACGGAGCTTCAAAGAGTGAGACAGAATTTAAAGCAACAGGAATAACGCAAGGGTTCAAAGAGGTTTGGAGTATTGACGAAGAAAAGCTAACAGGAGTACATAGTCCAGAAGAGATGTACGAATTATTTGTTGAATTTTATAAAAGAGTAAAAAAGAAGTACGGAAAGGTTACACATTGCTTTGCCGATTATGGCGCTCTTGGTGAGGTTTTAACTTATGGATTAAATAGATATTTACAACAGCACGGAGTACCTTTACGAGTTGATGACTGCGTAAAAGGACGTATTATTGATAGGATTGAACTTGATTGCCATTTGTTTAGTAATATGCGGAGATTTATACTTAAAAAGTGTAGTTATTTAATTGAAGCATACACACAAGCTTTATGGGATGATAAAAACGAAGATGTCAGACTTGATGATGGAACGACACCTATTGATGATTTAGACGCGAGCGAATATAGTATGTATTCTTTCTATGATAAATTAATGTTAGATATTAAATGAGGTGATTAAATGAAATTAGAAGAATTTTTAAAACAAAATTATGGTTATAATCCAGATTGCAAAGATGTTATGCAAACATATATTGATACTTGGAAAAGTTGGTATCAGGGAAATGTTAAAGACTTTCATAATTATTTTATTTATAATGGTGAAACTAAAATCCCACAACAAAGATTTAGCCTTAATATGGCAAAAGAAATAAGCGAGGATTGGAGCGACATTAATTGGAGCGAAAAATGCGAAGTTAGTTTAAAGGATGAAAGCAGTCAAGCACAATTTAATGATTTAATTGATGAATTGGACTTATATGTTGCAATCAATAATGCGTTAGAAAAATGTGGGGCTTTGGGAACATCGGCTATTGTTACAAGTGTTGCAGATATAATTGAGAATGACAGCGAAATGACATTAGATGTTAGCCAAGCAAAAACAAGAATTGACATCGTTGATGTAGATAATATCTTCCCATTAAGTTGGACAAATAAAGAAATAACAGAATGCGCCTTTGCTTCAAAAGAAACAATAAAAGGCCAAGACTATGTTGTTTTATCAGTACACAAATTAGAAGACAATGGGAATTATGTTATTATTAATCATTTATTTAGAGAGAGCAAAAATAATTTAATTGAAGTCGAGCAAAGTAATACAATGAATGAATTTAAAACAAATTCAAACATAAAATGGTTTGCAATATTTAAACCTTTATTGACAAATAATTTATTTGCTAATAGTCCATTTGGCATACCACATTATGCAAATGCTATTGATAATTTAAAGGCAGTCGATATTGCTTTTGATGAATTGAAAAACGAGTTAATTCTAGGACGTAAGAGAACGTTTGCAAGAGCTGACATGTTTACTTATGAAGATGGTACACAAAAGAAGGTATTCGATCCAAATGACGTTTCTATTTATGTTTTACCTAAAGGAGCAACAAAAGACGATTTAATTCAAAGCGATACAGATGTATTGAGAACAGACCAACAAATTGGTACATTAAATATGGAGCTTAACTTGCTAGGCAATAAAGTTGGATTTGGAGAAAACCATTATCATTTTGATGGTACCAATTTATCAACAGCAACAGCAGTTGTAAGTAGTAATTCAAAACTATTTAGACGTAAGAAAAAATTGGAGGTAGGTTATGAGTCGAGCATTTATGATTTAGTTCAAGCCATAGCTTATGCAAGTTCTAATTTTGGAACATATAATATCAATACTGAGGACATGGTTATTCAATTCGATGACAGTATTATTGAAGATAAAGAAAGCGAAGCCAATAGAGCAATGCGTGAGGTTGCGGCTGGATTATTAAGCAAACCAGAATATAGAGAAAAGATTTTCGGAGAAACAGAAGAGATTGCTAGACAAAAGATTGAAGAAATAAATGCAAGCAATCCACCAGCGGAGGCTTTAGTCGGTGAATAATGTTAAATGAGGAAATAATTGACAATTTAACTGACGTTTTAGTCAGACGCATTGAAAAGGTTAATACTTATACTCTTAAAAAGATTGGGGAGGTTTTGGGTGATTTGCGAGATTTACCACCAAGCCAAGCAAATGATTTGGCCATGATTTTCAAATATGGTGGGGATTATGACAAGATTATTAAAGAATTAGCGAAGGTTACTGAGATAAATGAAAAAGAGATTGAGAAAATATTTAAACAAGTTGCTAAAAAGAATTTGGCTTTTGCAGAACAATTTTATAATTATAGAGATGTTAAATATATACCGTATGACAAGAATATAGAGTTACAAAAACAAGTTGAAGCGATTGCCAAGATAACTAAAAGAACTTACAGGAATTTATCTAAGACAACAGGTTTTGTTAAAGTGGTAAATGGTAAGAAAGTATTTACACCATTAGCTAAGGCCTATCGTGACACCATCGATGAGGGTGTTACTGCATTAATACAAGGCAAAGATAGTTTTAATAGTATGTTAACAAAAACCATTCGACAATTGAGTAAAAGTGGTATTAAGACGATTGACTGGGAAAGCGGTTATAGTAGAAGGTTTGACTCCAGTGTAAGAATGAATTTAAGAGGAGCAATAAGAGATTTTTCTATTCAGTTACAACAACAATTTGGCGAGGAATATGGCGCGGATGGTGTAGAGGTTAGTGTGCATGAAAATCCAGCACCAGACCATGAAGAGGTGCAGGGACATCAATTTAGCACGGTAAGACCAGCCAAAAATAAGTTGAGTATGTTTGAAAAATTACAAAAGGAAGGCAGATCCTTTGACTATAATGGAGAATTAATTGATATACATGGCCAATTAAAAAGTGGGGAATTGACTGATAATTTTAGGCCAATAGGACAGTTGAATTGCTATCATTATGTGTATAGTGTTATTTTAGGAATAAGCAAGCCACAATATACATCAAAGCAATTAAAAGACATAAAAAAAAGAAATAGAAAAGGCTTTGAGATGGATGGCAAACATTATACTAATTATCAAGGACAACAATTGCAAAGAAGTTTAGAGACAAGCATAAGAGAACAAAATGATAGACGAATAATGGCAGAAGCTAGTGGACAGGATGATGAAGCTTTACTAGCACAACAAGCTGTTACTGAATTAACTAATAAATATTTTGAGTTGTCGCAAAAAAGTGGACTACCTACAAAGATAGAGAGGATTAATTTTATCAGGCGATGATTTGACAATTTTATATTGGATGTATTATCATTAAATTGCCTCCAAGTAGGTTTTCCCCTGTACAGTGAAACTTTATGTTTCACTTTTTTTGTGGACATTTTCTAAAAAAGAAATAATATGCTATAATTTATTCGAAGAAAAGAGGCTAAAAGATATGATTGAAAAAATAATTACGACTATTATTACGTTTTTAATTAGTACAACACTTGGTTATTGTTTGAGCGTGATTAAAAACTATCAGCAATGTAAAACAAAGCAAAAAGAAAATGAGAAAGTACAAAATCAAGCTTTATTGATGATATTACAAAATTCATTGACAAACACTTATTTTGTGTATGAGCAATTTGGCGAAATTCCAGATTACGTTTATAAAAATTGGCTTAATTTATTAAAAGCTTACGAAGGTTTAAATGGTGATGATTATATTCATACATTGGCAAGGAAAATGGAAAAATGGAAAATTAAAAAAACAGATATTTTGAAATAATTGCAATGGTAGTATAAAAGTATTATAATATTTCTAGGAGGTGTAAAGAATGGATGAAAATATCGTAAACATTCCGTTTGTTGCTCATGAAGCTGCAATGAATAGGATGGAACGAGCAAACAAAAGAATTATGATAATAGCTATATGTGAATTAGTTATTATTCTAGCAATGTTTATTGGTATAATGCTTTATTTTTATATGCCAAATGAAGTTACAGAAACCACTGAACAAAATGTTGCAGACATTAATGATAGCGAAGTAAATCAAACAATAGGAGATTAATTGAATGGCAAGAGCTACACAAAGAAGAACAAGGACTGTAAGAAGAAACCACAGAAGAATAAAGATTGTCAGAAGACGTAAATAAATGGCACAAGCTAGACCAAAAATAAATGATGATTTATTAGAACTATCAAACACATAATGGAGAGATATTATAAACGATTATATTAAGAATGAAACAGACAGAATTATTGCAATAAGATATTATATTGATGGCATACCTCAAGAAGATATTGGCGCAGAGGTGGGCTATTCTAGAAGTACAATAAGAGATAGATTATATAAAATTATTAAGATAATTGAAAAATACGCCAAAAAGTAAACACAGACTACCCACAGCGGTAGTTTTTTTATGCG